TTGTTATAATAAAGAGCAACACGAACTTCATTTGGATATAATCTGATTGCTTTTCTTTGTAAAATCAAAACATATGGTGGATCAGGTTCAGCATTTGCTAAAATCTCATTTATTGTTTCTTCTTTTACATTTACAAAAGTTGATGAATTATTTGGATCTTCCCATTCAGGTCCACCTTGTTCAGGTTTGACTTTTTCGCCAACTTTGAATCGTTTAGCGCGTTCTTTTCTACCAGATGGCAATATCTTGAAATCTGAAGTTTCAATATCAACAGCAGCTTCGGTTATTTTTCTAAAATCAGCCAGTGACTTCATCTGTGTTTTCTTGTTCTTGGTCTTGTGAAACTACTTCTGGTGCAAACATTGCTTTTGCTATTTCTTGTTTATAACCATCAAGTGCTTCAAATGCTTTTGCTGAAAGAATGTCGTTGATGTTTTCTCTTGCATCATTAGCATTTCCAGCGGCAACATTGTTCAAAAAATTATCAATATCCATGGTCTCTCCAATTATTTTCTATTTAGTGCTTGTGAATACTTTATTACATTTGAATCTAAATCAGGAGTTTTAGATTCTTGTGAATCGTTATCTTGCGTATTATCTTCAGGTGGATATTGTTGTTCATCAGCTTGTTGCTGTTGCTGATTAGCCAACATCATCTGTGTTGGTCCACCAATACCTTTCTTTTCTTCATCTGCCATTTCTTTATTCAAATCTTCAATTTCTTCTGTTGACATTTGAAGAACATTGCGTTTTACCCAATTTGCTGAATAGAAACGTCCAATATAAGGGTCAACAACATTCAATGTAGCCATTCTCTCACGCAATAATTCAGTATCGCGCATTTCAGTGAAGTGGTTGTCACGAATATAATCGTAATAAATGTTTTCTCTAAACTTATCCCATTCTTCTGCGGTACAAATACCTTTTAGAACTAATTGTGTTCTAAGTGCATGGTCAAATATCTGTGCAAACTTATTACGCAGACGCATGATGAATTTTGTGAACTTGACTTCATCACGGGTAACTTCTGCTGTTCTACCGACACCAATCATTCCACCTTGTTGTTGTTCAAGACGCGAAATTGGTACATTCAATGATTGAAGAAGTTTCTGACGGAAGTATTTGACATCTTCCATTTCACCAAGATTTTGTCCAGCAGGTAATGTAGTAATTTCTGTACCTTTACCACCTTCACGGCGAGGCAACCAGAAATCTTCAAGCATTGACATATGTTTACGGTCATCACGTAATTCACCAGTCTGTGCGTCATAAACCATTTTATTCTTATACTTAATCATTACATCACGCAGATATTGTTCTGCTTTACCTTTTGGAAGATTACCTACGTCAATATAGAATATACGACGTTCTGGTGCGCGTGATAAACGGTAAATAACAACAGCATCTTCAATCATGCGAAGTTGATTGAGTGGTTTGATTGCTTTGTGTAGATATGAAATTACAAATGTATTTTTTGCATCCATCATGCCAGAATTGACATTGATGATAGATTCTGGTGCAATTCTTAGACCCGCATTGATGTTACTGGTATATGTTTGTGTTGGTTGACCTTTATCATTGTAAACATAATATTCTGCCATGGATTCAATGATATTGGCACCAGTTTTTGGATCACGCATTTTCTTAATCTCACGCACTTTTCTGATTTTGCGCGGATCAATAAAACGTAATTCTTGAATGCCTAATTTTGGTTGTTTTTCATCAACAATAACATGATAATAAATTCTACCATCAATATACCAACGCTTGAATAAATCATCCGCAAGATTACTGAAATTCAGCATTCTTAGAATGTTTTCAAATTCTTCAAGTATTTTCTTTTTGATTGACTCGGGTTGTTTTAGTTTATCTAAAATCAGATTAACTGTGCGACCTGTTTCATCATGAGAAATTGCCTCATTAACGATATCATCAATAGCCATTTCCAATTCTGGATGATTAGCCATTTCACGATAACGTGTAATGAGTTCAATTTCATTTCTAACTGCACCTTCAAGGTCAACATATGTACCATAATAAGCATTTTGAGTGATAGTGACTGCACCATCATCAATCGTGCTTGTTGGAGGTACAAAAGACCTCTGGTCAGGGTCTTGAACCTGAGTTACATCTTGTTTTCCGAGCGTAAACCCGAATAATTTTATTGCCATTACTAAATCATCCTATAAAAATTTTAGAAAGAGGACCAAAGTCCCCTTTCTTAAACAACACCTGCTGCTACAGATTCCCACCATTGGTAAGAAAGTGTAACAGAAAATTCTTCAATCGTATCATTTGAACCCCAATCAACATCAATTGGAGTAATATCGGTTGGGAATAAACCTACAAATTTATACTGTTTCAAATTATTACCATTTTTACCATATTGAGTAACTTGTCCATCAACAGTATAACCCAAAGGTGCAAGTGCAACTGGATTACGAACGTTAAGATTGTGACTATTGATACCGTTCATCCAACGTTCAAAAGCATTACGAACTACAAAATCTTCATCGTTGATTACTGTTACTGTCCAATCGGCAAAAGTTCTATTACCAACAAACTTTAACTCACGACCAAAATACTGCACAGGAACTACTCCAAGAGTAGAACCTGGCAATTGTGCTGTTTTACACATGAATGTCATCTTAGTTTGTGCATTTCCTGGCGCTGAGAACGTAGGAAATGGCATTGAAACTTCAAACAAATTGGGACGGGCACCGTCACCTGTTAGTTGACTTCTAAAATCGTTTACTGAAAATGCCATTGAATTTCTCCTGTTATTCTCTATTTATTAGAACTTGCCTACAACTTCATCGAAACTTACACCTGTTCTTACTGCAACAAAGTTAAGTTGAATAAAGTTAATTGAACGAGCAGGTTTAATGTAAATATCACCAACAAATCTGTTGCTATCAATAACTTGACCTGTATTGTTAGTTGTATCACAAACAACACGGAAATCAGTAATACCACGACGACCTTGAACATCACGCAAGAATGGTTCAACTAATGAAACAAATTGCGCTCTTGTGAATTGGTCATTGAATTCAAACAATGAATAACGTGCTGCTTTTGCAATTGATTTTTCAAGAACAATAAACAAGCGACGAACATTGATACGGTCAAATGCACTTGGTTTTGCCAACATTGTCTTATCACCAAACAATACAGTACCTTCTCCTTGGAACGAAACAACTGGATTGATACCATTTACATACATGTTGTCGCGGTCTGTTTTATTTGGATTGAAAGCCAATTTGATAACATTTTTGATAATACCACGATTTAGACCACCAGGTGAATACCATGGATCACGTTCCAAATCTGTTCTAGCGCAAAGACCTGCAACATCACCGTTCATTGGAACCCAACGATAAACGTCATTGTATTTGTCATATTGATATTTCCAGTTACCATCAAATACAGCATATGAACTGCTTGTTAGAGCATTTCTTGTTGTTGTCATTGAAGAAACTTCTGAGCCAGCATTTGATACAACGTCTGATTTCTTAGGTGAAACAAATGTAACGCAATCTTTTCTTGCTTCAGAAATGTTTGAAATACATTCAGTAACAACAGATTGATTATGTGGACCAGTGATAATCAATGAAATATCTACTGAATCACCTGGAATAAATGAATCGTATGCAGTAACAACGTTTGCAGTTACAATGTTACCATCAGCACCACCAGAAAGTGATGTTGAAAGTGCAGAAGTCAAATTAGCATAAGAATTTGCTGAAACAACAGAACCCCATGCCAAATTACCTGCTGTATTTGTTGGGTGTGCCATTGAGTAAACATATTTTGATTGTGCAGCGATTACATTTTTGTAGTAACTTGAATTACCGTTTGAATCTTTTGCGTCAGATGCTTTTGACAAGAAACCATATGTTTCAAGAACTGTATTTGCTGTTCCGCTAAACAAACCATCTTCGTCAATAACTACAACGTGAACTTCGTCAAATGTTGCTCCTTTTGCAGAAGCATATGAAGAAGTACCTGGTGCAGATGTAAACAATGTATTTGTATTACCCGAAGCAGTTGTAACGTTCCAAGTTGCATATGTATTAGCATCGCATATTGAAACTTTTAGACTGTTACCTAGTGCACCAGCATAACGAGCAGCAAATGCGCCGTAAGTGTTTGCACCACCAGAATAATTATTTTCCCAATCAGATTTATTTTTTATCAATACGCCACTTGCATTCGTATTTGCTGTTGCGTTGAAAGTTGAAACTGTATTAGCTGCACGAACAACTTTTAGATTATTTGTATATGCTAAAAAGTTTGCGGCTGAGAACCAGTATTCATATAGATTTCCACCAGCAACGATAGTGTCTGCCGTTGGTTTACCAAAAGTATTTACGAGTCTAACTTCATCAGAAATAGTAGTAATCTCACCGACAGGACCCCATGTAAATGGACCTGCAAATGCGCCAATTGAAGTGGCAACTGAAGGGACAATAGTAGTCAGGTCAATTTCTGATACATTTACCCCAGGTGATAGCTGAAATGCCATGGATTTCTCCTTATATAATAGGATTCATTTTGAATTTGTTATCTATTTAGTATTTTAGAAATTTGTAGTTAGATAACCTTTTTCTGTCCAAATGTCATTATTTTGTGGGTCTTTTATAACTTCTTCTTTCAGTCCATCATCAACTATACCAACTGGAGCCATATTTTCTTCGTTCCAAGTATCTTGTTCTTGGACCAATAGTTTACGAATGTCCATATTTGTTGAATCACGGAAATATGTCTGTGCTGATAACCACGAAAACAGAACTAATCCCATAACTAAGTCATCATTGTTACCTTCTTCGGCAGCATATGAATCACGAACTCTTGAAAAAGTATTCATTTCTGCGATTGTATCAAAATCATTGATAATCAATTTATCGTTTTCAATCAATGTTTTCAAGTTCGCACAACCAATCTTTTTGACAGATTTTGTGGTTCTAACACCAAATTTTGCTGCTTTTTTGAAGCCACCAGATATCGTCTGACCTTTGACACGATTCATCTCAATCTTATATACATTCTCGTATTCCAAATCAAAATGGAGAATGTCAACAACTTGCTGACCCACATTATTGATTTCAATCAGTGCATAAGCCTGATTGTATTTCATACAGATTGAGTAAATAATCGTTGGGAAAATCAATAATTCAATTTTATTATTTCTGTATTTTGCAACTTGTTTATATGGTACTTGTGTAACATCAAGAATATTGACTGTTGAATAATCCAGACCAACGCCTTCTGAACAGTCAACAGACGCAACATAAAAGTGTCCTGGAATAGGTTCTTCATATACATCAAATCCATCAATTGAAGATATTGGATTATGAAACGCAAGTGACCGAAGTTTAGAACCTGAAATAAGTGTTGCTGACGAACCAATAAATTCTGTTTCAAATTCGACACGGAACTGTTCTTCACTTGTATTCCGAATAGTTTCTTCTTTCCATTTTTCATCACGACCTGGTACCATTGACCAGTGAACTTCAATCGGTACATATGATGACCGTTTTTCAGTCGCATCAACCCACATTTTGTAAAACTGATTCAATCCGTTTGGTGTTGATACAATAATAACTTTTGAAGTATTACCAGAAGAAATAACCGGATAAGTTGACTGAAAGAAATCTGCTGCCATGTTTTGTGGCACGAACGCAAATTCATCAAGGAAAATCAAATTATAAGTTCCTCCACGAACACCTGATGCAGATGTTGCGTATGCAAATATCTTTGAACCATTTTCAAGTTCAATGCTACCTTTATTCCAAGATATAATACCTTGTTGAAGCCATAACGGTAAATATTCATATGCTTTTTGAACTCTACCTAAAATCTCACGCGCAAGACCACCTTTATTGGCAAGAATAGCAACTGAATATTCTTCTTGAAATAATACAGACCATAACATATAACCTACTGTCGTTGTTGTTTTACCAACTTGACGAGGCATCTTCGCAATACAAAATCTGTTTTTATGAAAAGTTTCAACCATTTCTTCTTGAAACTTCCACATATCAAAAGGAATCAAACCTTTATCAACGTTGACAATTTTTACATATGTTTTGATGAAATAAACAGGATCCAAAGAACATTTGATATATTCTTTGGTCTGTTCTTCTGTGAATGATAATTGGACACCTACTCGCTTGAGGCGAGCATTGCCCATGTAACCACCTGCATCCATAATTTTTACTTAGTGATACTACGAAGCATCCAAGCGTGTTTTTGATGTGCGCCTAAAATATCTTGTAAAAAGTTTGATACAGCAGGTTCGTTTGCATTGTCAGCAGCAACAATACCTGCGCGAAGATGAATGATATATCTGTCATTATCTTCTTTGAGTATTGTCATCATTGTCATCGCATCAGGAATTGTTGTTGCTTCTTGAACATCAGATAATGCCATAAATCGTGTATAAGAACCTGGTGCATATGAACCTAACATACGAATATGTTCTGCTATGCTATCTGTTTGTTCCCATACAGCATTATAAAAAGTATCCAAAAATCCATGATATTGAGGAAAATTACTACCTTCAATATTCCAATGATAATTATGCGATTTTAGATATAGCGAAAAATTTGTCGCTAAAATCACTTTCATTTGTTCTAATAAAGTTTCCATTTATCTACTCTCTTTTATTTGTTTTAGTAAATCTGCTGTTGAGCCAATAAACACGGCTTTATCAACATTGATACTTTTTGGTACATCAGCTTGTTTAGGTTCCAATTCTTTTTTCGTTTTTTGAAGTTGCAACAAATCTTTATTCAAATCAGAAATTGTTTTTATGAATCCAGCAGCAACTTCATATGCTCTTGGATGTTCAGACGCTTTAGCAACTTTTAGTATTTCGTCAATTGCTGTATTACCTTTAGTAACTAATGACCGAATATTTGTTCTTGCAAATTCCGTATCTGTTTCAACAACTGAATCCGATAAAACAACAGATGTTTCTTCAACAACTGTAATTGCTGTATTTTCTTCTGGAATGGGTTCTACATCCAAAACTTCTGATAATGTATCGTTTAGTTTGCTCATAATGTATTAGGATATTCTGTATATGTTTCAGAAAAACCAAATGCATTATTTGGTGTCGCATTTTCTGGATTAGGTGTAGTGACAACTTGTAATGCTTTTACTGGTGATTTTTCAAGTGCTGAAACTGTATATGTTGCATTTGATACATCACCAACAATAACATCACCTACTTGAATAAGTTCGGTTAGACCTTCAACAACAAGAATACCTGTGCTATTGTTACTGAAATAATACAATGAACCGGTTATATTCTTGTTAGCAACTCGTAATGTTTCTGATTGAGCAAAGACACCATTACCGTTTGCATAATCAACATAAACTTCTTGTAGGCTTTTATCTTGACCATCAATATAGATATTTGTATTTGCTTGTCTAATAAGAGGTGCAGTAACAACAGCTGGCCAGATGTAACCTTTTACTGTAAATTCCAGATTCCAAATAATCAAGCGAGTATTCATCATGTCACCTTCATATTCTGTCTGATTTGACAACGAATTTAGAATGACAGGAATATCATATTTTTGGTCAAGCGAAGGTATAAAATTTACTGTAACATTGAAATCTGGTGTAAAAAATGGCAATATTTGTTCCAATATTTCTGCGCCATCTTCTGTATTTCTTACATAAATGGACATTGAAAAACCATAATCATAAGGAACAGGATTATACTGTGTCTTTAGAGATGTTGTATTATTTGGTGCAAAATTCTGCATCAAAGTTTGACGTTTACGAGAGGCATCATATGTCATTGTTGTCAATTCAAAAGAAATTCTAGGCACAGTTGTAGCGATAGATTTTGTCAAATTTGGATCAGATGTAATACGTGTCAAATATTTCTCTTTTGCGCCATAAGAAAGTGGTACTTTTATTCTTTCTTTTGCTGTTACACCATCTTTTGTATATCTTACCAAATAGATATCATTGAATATTGTGCCAAAAGCAACAACAACTTTTCTGATTGTTCTATTATAAAATGGTTGATTATGTAACATTAGACTTCTCCAAATGGATTTCTTTCAGTGAAATCTATTATAGCGTCAGCTTCATCTTGAATTCTCTTATTGTCAACGATATCTTCAAACGCAGTATTGTCATTTACAAAGTCATCAACCACACTTGATACCCAAATTGCGCCTGAAGTATTACCAATTACATTTGAAGTATTGGCAAATTCACCTTGTGTCAAATATATTTCCAATTTTTTAGTGTTTGCTTGCCATGAATATACCAATGCTCTTGCTGTTGCATTTGCTAAATTATTTGGACTTTGGTATACAATCTCATCTTCTGTATAATTACCACTACCAGTATTCAAAATAATTTCAGTTCTCTTATATGAATCACGAATCTGTTCATCAATTTCATCAATACCTGTTGAAATAATTTCTTCTGAAAATACAAATTGTTTCAATTTCAATGCATAGACATAAACATTACCTTGTCTGCCACGACCCAGTGTATAGAACATCGCTTGATTATTTTCGTGTTCAACAAATGTAATTTCAAAAAAGTTTTGTATTAGAGGAATATATAATAAATCACCTTCACGAGGACGTATCAGATTTGAAGAAGCTGTTGCATATTTGAATCTGCGCCTTGATACAAGAAAAGTCATTTCATCACGAATTTCTAAACCAAATTTAGAAATAATATCACCTTCACCTTCCATACCCAAAACATCTTCCAAATACATTTCAATTGGATATGCTTTTGTAAATGTTTTGAGTGTATCTTCACCAAAAATGTAATCTACTTGGTCACGACTTTCGCGAGGCATATAATAAACATCCATACCATAAATCTGCATCGCTTCAATAACCAAATCTTCAACAAGAAGTTGTTCTTGTGTTATCTGGTCAATTGGAAAATTATTATAATATAAATTTGTAGCCATTTATTATCCATAGAACATTTCTGATGGAAGGATATTATAAGATTGCATTTCTTCTTCAATTTTGGCTATTTCTGCATCCGCCTCATCCCAAATTTCTTTACCGTTTAGAACAACGCCACCGGGCATTTGAATATTACCAAATTTCTTTAGATTTTCACCCCATTGTTTTTTGATTTTAGCTGTTGCATATTGTTTCAAAAATCTGTCATTCCATACATCAGATACGCCAGTTTTAGGCATCGCAACATTAGTAACATTTGCAGTTACTGCACTTGCCAAAGTAAGTTGTGTAGGTGAATTGATATGTCTAACTTGAACAGATTGACCATCGGCTAAATTGATAAAATCGTTTTCGACTATTTGTTGGTCAAAAATTGTTCCTGTTCCAGTTGCTGTATTGGATGATGTGTTTGAAGTCAATGTTCCTG